CCGCGGTTTTTTGAACTGCTGTTGTTCCGATCTGTGCCATGTCTTTAGCCCCGGTGCAGCAGGTTGATGTGCCGCAGATAATACTCGGCCGTCTGTCCGGTCCCGGGCATCGAACCTTCCACTAACCCGGTTGACGGCAGCGTCCAAGTCGCGCCCAACGCCAACGCCGCGTTGTTCTGCCGCTGCACCTGGTCGTCGAGAAGTCCGGCATAAACATGCCAGCCCGTCGCCGATGGCGGAGCCCCAATCGCGCGGACCGTCAACGCCGAGCCTTCCTGTGTAGTGATTCCCGCCGTGTCGCTCGGCGAACTGGCCGCGCCATTGGCGTCGATCCACTCCACGCGAACGTAATAGGTCCTTGCCGGTTGCGTCGCCGCCAGTTGTCCCAACAGCGGTTGCACCGGTTTCGGTAGGGGATTGAACACCAGGCCGACGCCTGTTTCCATCAACAGCTGTCCGGACACCTGGGCCAGCCGTTCATACTCTTTCCACTTCGGCTTGTACCTGTCATTGAGCTGTTGAAAATGGGCGTCGCGGTAAGCAGCCGTCAACGCCAGCAGCGTATGCCACTGCATCAGCCCGTCCGTCATCGCCACATGGCCCAGCGTGAACTGGTGGCCGCCCGGATTCTGCACCAGGAAGTGACGCAATTCCAAACCGATCTCCGTCGCCGCCACGTTCATCTTGGCCGTCAAGTCAAGACCTTCGGTCGCGGCCACCTCCACGATCGCGCTTTCGTAGTTCGCCAAGTCGAAGATTTGAGAAGGATTGCCATCCACAAAGAGCGCCATATCCGACTCCTTAATCCACTCTCCGGGACGGCTGCAGCGCTTTCTTCAGCGCGCGCAGTTCGTCCTCGGCCAGCCGTGTCATCCGGACGCGTTCCTGCAACGAGGCAAGGTCCTTCAGTCGTTGTTTCTCTTCCCGGTCGTCCCGCAGCGTCTTCGCTTCTTCGGGCGTTGCCAGCCGGGCCTGCTTGTCGACGATCAGTTTCGCGGCGGTAACGCGGTTCACCTCGGATGCAATACCGGCGCGGCCGCCATTGGGCGTTTGCAAGCTGATGACGAGGACAAACGGCTCCTCGATCGCGGCTTCCTGCGCCGTAATCTCGCGGTAGTAATCTTTCAGGTTCATTGGATTCCTCTCGTGTCTCAAACAAAAGGAGGCGCCGAAGCGCCTCCCTCCGAGTCCCACCGTGCCGGGTTGCAGCAGTTAGCTGCGAACCTGGACGCCGTGGTTATTGCGCAGAACCGCGGCGCCGTAGAGGACGTCAACGGTGAACTGCTGCGCGAGCGTGTTGGGCTGGTAGCTCATCACGACGCGCATGCCGAAGTTGCCGAGTTCGGCATATTCGGCCACCGCACCCGTGCCAGGCAGGGGTTGCGGGAGGCGGCGCATCACCAGGCCGATGGCATCCTTGGAGAAAGCCAGGTTGTTGGTGGTCACCGGGCCAGAGCCCGTCTTGGAGACGAACTGCGAGCGGAACACGAAGAAGTCCTTCAGCTTGCCGACGTTGCCATCGATCATGGCGCGCACGCCCGCTTCACCGGCCGAGGAATACTCGCTGAACCGGGGAATCTGACGCAGCTGCGAATAGGTCGTGCCGTCGACAATCAGGAACTTCTGAGCGCTGGCCGGAACCTTGGCGTCGAACAAAGCCGTTTCGGCCTGATCGATGGCGCTCTCGGTGATCGGGCTGCCGCCGCCGCCCACGCTCGCGTTGGCGGTGAACTGCGCGTACAGGTTCATCAGGTCGGTTTAGAGCTTTTCCGCGATCGCGATCACGGCCGGCTCCATGTAGAGGCGGAGAAGATCAGGAACCGCCAGGACCTTGGTCACGTCCGGAATCTGGAACGTGGCTTCGGCATGCGTGTTCAATACGATCTGCCCATTCCCAAGGCTGGGATTCTGGGTGGTGACCGAACCGCCCTGGGCGATGTTGTTCGCCGTAAGCGTGGGCGGGATCGGCACGTTGACCGTGTCACCGGCCTGAGCCAGCGTCGGTTCGAAGTTTCGGTTAACGAGATTTCCCATGACCAGGTTGCCCATCAACGCGGGCAACGCGTCGGCGGCCACCAGTTTCACAATCGCGTTGGCGACGTTCGAAGAAGTAATAGCAGGCATTCTTTTCTCCCAATAAAAGCTTCGGCCCGGAGTTTCTCCAGGCCGGTTGTGGTCTCAGTCAGCCCCTGCCGGCGGTTACAGGCCGGCAAAGGAAGGATGTCCGGGCACATACAGGCCGCGGACAAAGTCGATCGCGAATGGCGCCATAGGTCAGCCCTTCGCGGAATTGTTATTAGAGATTTGGCGACATCTGCAGGGCCACTCGGGCGATCTCCTGCCGTGCGCGTTCCAACTCTTCTTTCGGCATGCCGGGGCGAATCTTGTCCAGATCGAATGACGAGCTGAACGTTCCGGTCCGCTGATTGCCGCTGGCTCCGGAGCCGCCCACCATGCGGGCCGGCAGCAGTTCCGGGTTTTCACTCACAAAATGCGTGAGGTATTCTTTGATGCTCTGCTCGCCGTTGTCGGTCTTTGCTACCAGCCGGCCGTCGTCGTTCCGTTGGATGTCGTCCTTGACCGCTTTGTAAGCCAGATCGACTTTGCTCACGCCGAGCCGCTGCAGTTCGGTCCGGATGGAGGCGTTCCGATCCGCTTCTTCCGCCATCGACCGGCTGCGGCGATTCTCCTCCACCAGCTCGTTCATGCGGCGTTCGAGCGACTCCCGGCGGCGCCGTTCTTCCTCGAGTTCCGCCTTGTAGGCCGGTTCACTCTTGGCCGTTTCCTGGCTCACGAACTCGCGGATCGCGTCCTGAATCAGGGCTCGGATGTCGGGCGATTTCGGCGCCTCGTTGTTCAAGTGTTCTTCCATAACTAGCTCTCCTTACCTTCGTTGCGGTACATCCATTCATCGATTTCCCGGGCGATCGTATCCTTCAGGTCCTGCCGCTCGTCGCAGAGGTACTTGAAGGCCAGTTTTTTGTAGACTTGCCGGCGCAGGGTCGGTGAACCGACGCCCAATTCCAGCAGCCTTCGGGCATCGTCGAGTTCCGTAGAGAAATCGCCGATATCGAACTCATCCAGGCCGGTGACGGTAATGGCTAACTCGTCCTCCCGCGCCTGTTCCACTGCCAGCAGCACGCGCCGCATGACGTCTTTAACCGTGTCGCCAAATCCGCGCAGCACCTCCTGGGTGATCGCGAAGTCGCGCTGTTTGCTCAGCCCGGAGACCTGCTGCCCATCCGCCGACGTTCTTCCCGCCTGCGCCAGCAGATAGCAGACGCGGTAGATCTCATCCTTGAGACGATCCAGGTTCCGCGAGGCGATTTCGTAGACATGACCTTCCGGCTCAGCCCAGCCGAACCGGTCGTTCGGCCCCATCTGAATGTAGTAGCTGTCCCCGACAATCTGATTCCACGTCTTGTCCGAATACACTACCGGCATCGCGAACAGGCCCATGGTTAGGGCCCACCCCAGCGCATTCGACTTGTTGAAATGCTCCAGCTGCAGAGACGCGGCCTTGTTCATCAGCCACATTCCGTCAGTCAGCCTTAACTCAAAAATCGGAACCCGGTGCTGGCCCGCCAAGCCGTGCAGACCCTCGTCGATCAGCTCGATCGGCGAAGCTGCCGAACTGGATCCGAAACTCCCCGGCTTGCTGACTTGCCGGTAACTCCGGAACGTCTCCCTGTCGTAGTAGTGCCAGTTTGTCTCGAGCAGCGGCTCGGGATCTTCCAATTTTGCCCGCCGCAGCTGCGACGTTCGGATAACCACCCACTCGTAGCTGCCCCGTTCGTCCATCGACCAGTTGATGATCTCGTCCGGCGCATAACTAACCAGGTAAGCGTTCGCCGCCCCCAGAGCCTCTTCCTCCGCCCGGTTCTGCAATTTGCGATGCTGCCGTGGAAAGTCCACCAGCGTATAGCTGGCGCCGCAGATCAGCGCTTCCAGCATCTGCCGCCGGAAGAAGTCGCTCAGGTTGGACCCCTTACGGTCGCAATCCTCGGCAAACGAGCTGAAGAATCGCCGGCCAAGGTCGTTCTCGCCCTCGACGCTGATCACCGGTTCCCGTCGGAACAGCGTGGCCGCGTACCAATCGACAATCGAGCCGATATAGTTTTCGTAGAACGCCCGGTCGAGCCGTTCCTGATACACTCCCATCGGTTCGCGGTTGCGTTGGATGAGATAGTTCCCCGCCTGCGCTTTGAACTGTGCGCCACCCGTGTAGAGGTCGCGATACTGTTTCCACAGCGCATTGCGCGCTTTGTATTCGTGATGTTCCGTATTAATTTCGGTCACGTTATTGCTCCACGTCCTTCCTCGCGTGGCGCGGAAAAAGGTGAGGCCGCCAGATCCCGCCCTCTCCTTGGGAGGAGAAAACAGGATCGGCGGCCTCAGCTCGTCCGTAGCCCGGAAAATTTGAGTATTTACTTACAACCTAGAAAAGCGGTTTATCCTGAAAGCCGATCGGCGTCCGGTAGCGCTTTTCCTGCCACA